GGTTTTAATTGAGGGTGTTTAGGTTCAAAACATGTAGGACATGTCTTTAGATCATTCCATTCTTCTCTTAATTCAGAAAGTTTATATTGAAAACCGCATCTATCACAAATGGCTTTTGCATATTTACCAAGTGCATATGCCATAATTATAATCCCATTCTATAAGGAGCAATTCTAAAAGAAGTTCTGTCTTCATCTTGACTTAAAGCTCTTTCAAATTCTTCTTCATAAACTTCTTTTAAAATTACTACTCTTTCTGGAGCTTTTTTAATTGCTATGTAATATGCAAGTCCGGCTACAAAACAAGGGTAAAACCTAAAAGGCATGTCCATTGTATTAGTTCCTTTATCAGCATCGTCCATTCTTACAAGCTTATTAAAAACTAATACGTCTGTGCTATTCTCCGGGGCTGGCCATATTTTTAAAACAGGAGTAATACTTTTGTCAAAGAAAAATTGAGACGGCCTAGATTTAGTTGATTTTGTAGGTATGTTTAAATACTCACTCCTACTTACTCTAGACATTTGCAAATCTAAGTTAGTGCCATTAGTGTCTCTTCTTATAGAACAATCCAATATATCAATAATATTAGAAGTTAATGTGTAATCATTTTGTGATTCAGTAACAGTTTGAGTAGCTTGTTCTACAGTCCATTGGTTTAATCCTCTGTTAGCCCATTCTGCTAACATTAAGTTAATTGATCTTTTGGCTGTTTTTAAATCATAACCGGTTCTTAACTCTAATCCACATCTTTCAAATGCTTCTTCTACAAACTCAGCTACGTTTGGTTCAAAATCTGTACTGCTTGATGTTGTCATTTATTTACCTCTTTGTAATATGGCTTTTTTCTTTGCACTTTTATTAAGATCTCCATAATGAAAAACAGGTTTACTTGTTTTAGTATGAGTTTTATTAGTATGCAGTTGTCCATTAGGCATTTTATGATACGATTTTTTCCAGACCGTACCATCTCTTAAATAGTGTTTTGCACCTTTAGCCATTACGAATATTTAGTTTTTTTTCTTCTATTAGACATTACTTTACCACAACCTCTTGCAATTTTTCTTACCTCTCCTCCGTCTTTCTTTTTTAGAAATCCTGACTTCATGTTTGCATAGGCTTTTGGAGTTATAGTAGATTTACTTTTAGTTCTACTTGTACCCGCTTTTTTTCTTTTATTAATATTTTCGTATAAACTCATTTAACATCTCCATCTTTTACGTGCTTGACGTAATCTTGAATTAGGGTTTTTTGCAGCTTTAGGAAACTTCTTCATTTGCCCGGCTGATCTAGCGCAATACGATTTCCGTCTTTTAGCGGCCTTACTGCCTGGTTTTACTTTTTTAGCAGTTACTGCTGTTTGTAATTTAGATCCTGGATTTGCTCTACGATGAGAAGCTACACCTGTTTTAGTCATACCTGCCCCACTTTTAGTAGGGCGGTAATTAGCTTTTTTGCCTTTGGTTGTTTTGGGAATAGACGCTTGTCTTCGATACATTATGCATGAAACACAGTCATCGTTAAGAATGTTGAAACGGTATATTGAATATAAATACCATCAACAAAAAGTACGCCTTCATCTGGTATTACTACATCTCTAGTAGCAGTAGCACTAGCAACTGAACTTAATTTCATAAGACTTGTTCCTGTTGGAGAGTTTTCTAAAAAATTAGTTGTTCCTGCTGTTGCTGTACTTGTTAAATAAATACCTTTTAACCTTGCTCTACCTGCAAAGATAACATCAGATGCTGAAGCATTAACTCCGGCACTTACATTACCAGCTGGATTACCAACTGCTGAAATACCAGATATTGTTAAGAAATATTTGGATCCAGTAGCGGTTCCTGCATTAGCACCTGTAATCGATTCTGTTTGAGAATCCCCATCAACATCGGTTCCAGTAACTGTAAATGATTTAGCTGAATCGTCACCAGCTGAGAGAATCGTTACAATCCTCCCGTGGCTTAGTGCAACCGCACCGCCAGAAGCCAACGCGCCACCTATTACAAGTGCTGCGTTATTTCCTACCGCTGCTGCTACCGATATACCATCAGCATCTAGAGCAACTGTGTCAGCAGTTATAGTGACTGCTTTGACATCTGATATAGCCATTATTTACTCCTTACTCGAATGGAGTTGCTAAAGTACCATCCCCGTGTAGGAATGCTTCACAATGCCATACTGCTGCTGAAGTTGCTACTAAACGAATTACTCCGCCTACTAACCAACCCTGTCCTGCTGATCCCAAGTCAATGGTATCGTCATTACTGGCATCGGGTATAAAGGTATTAGTATCTGTTGCAGTTGCTGGATCAAATAATTGAGCAAAGCCAGAAAATAGATCACTGGTATTGTCTGTATTAATTTGTCCTGCACCTGTAAAAGTTGTACCAACTATGAAAGTGTAGTTTAAACCTGCTGCTGCTGTAGGTAGTGTAACCACAATACCTGCCGCTCTATTTAAAGTATAAACAGTACCTGAATCAGTTGATTCTACGCTTTTTGTTGCTGTTGTGATGCTACTAATATTGGAATAAGCAGAAACATATCCTGTTGTAGTTATATTACCGCTTGAGTCAACGTCAAGATTTGTGGTTACTGCACCAGTTGATGCTGTTACCGTGATTTGTTCAAAACCACCTTCGGACCTGACTGGTCCACTAAATGTCGAATTCGCCATAATCTTTTCTCCTGAAAAAATAAGTCTTATCGTCTCGGCTTGTCTGCTAGGTCAGTCGATAAAACAAATATAATTATCCTAGTAATTCTACTATATCAGAAAAAATGGGGGTGTGTAAATAAAGTGGGCGGGTTGAGTAAGAAACCCCCGCCCGGGTTCCATTTAAGATAAGTTAAACTTATGCTCCAGGGCTACCAAATACTGCTCGTGGGTCGGACCAACCGAACGAGTATCTTTCTCTAGCCTTATAGCGAACATTCCCTGTATCAAAATCAGCTTCCATTGAAGTTCTGATTGGCGAACGATTAAACATTTTAAATCCGTTCGGACAATCAGTCTTAATGAACCATGCGTCAGTGTCGGTGAGGTAATGATTCACAGTGTAACCTTCTGGGACCATGCCCATGTTACGCATTGCGTTTATATCATTATCTGCGGTTCCGACTCTGCCTGGTGTTTCCAACAATCTGTCAGCAGTGAACTGTAGCTCTTTAGGAATGATCAATTTCGTTCCTTGTAGTGCTACTTTTAAACCACGCTCGTCAGTGTAAGCTGCAATATCAATCAACGCTTGTTCTAATGAAGTTTCGCTTAGATCCGATGCGGTAGAAAGTTCATTACGCAAATTAGGTCCACCCACAGTTGGGTGATCCGTTGCGCAAAGCTCTTTACCGTCGCCTCCGACGTAACTTGATGAGAATGCATTGTTTAATACTGAAGCCGCTTTGACTTGCTTGGTGTTCGACATGCTACGAGCAAGCGCGCGAGTGTATCTAGCCGACAATCTGTCGTATAAATTATCCTCGACCGCTTCTTCGGTGATGCTGAAAGCCAGTGCTATAGTTTCGTGAGAGTAGCGCGATGTGAAGGCCTCTTGAGCCGAATCAAATGCTACGCCTGCCCCTTCTGATTTAACGGGTGCTGCGTCAAAACCTGTCAACATTACTTCTTCTTCAAAAGCACGATCACTAGATTCGGTTTCATAAATTTCTTCATGTTCCCTATCATAACGATCATATTCGAGTCCGAATAATGCATTAAGTCCTGGAAGCAATTCTTTAACTAATTGTGCTCTACTAATAGCCATTTAAATTACTCCTTAAGTTCCTGCAACAGGACCTCTATAAGCATGTTCGTTAATTTGTACTACCAAATTAGCGTTATTGCTTCCGAGATCTCCGTTTGAATCATCTTGGACAACTCCTACTATTTTAAGCTGAAGTGCTTGAGTAGTTGCTATGGTGCTAGAGTCTAGTTCGCGAGTGGAGACGCCAGTTGTTGAACTTCCACCTATGCCGTCTGTGTCAGCATTTCTGCCAATACATGTTACAGCCGAAGCACCATCCGCTTGAACAACAAACAATTGATTAGGGTCGTCATAAACATATACGTCTATAGCTCCGCCACCAAGTGCCGTTGTATCTGCTGGATAGTAATTCTTATAGGTAGGAGTACCGTCAGTAGCAACATAATATACATGTGAAAACACACCAACATTGTTAGCAGAACCAACTGCTGACCTGTTAATGTATCCACCTGCAAATATGACTAAATCGCCTTGATATATGGCGGTATCATATCCCGAAGGACTGATACTATATTTATTTGCTTGCTGAACGGCTGAACCGACATTAAGTCCCTTATAGGGTCTTAGGCCAAAGGCCTTGTCTACATTTGCCATTTTATTTCTCTATTTCCAAGAATTATTATAAAGGACTCTTAGTTCTTTGAACTTTGAGTCCCACCAATTGTTACGCGAGATTGTCTATCGGGTCTATTGATAGACATACTGGGATGAGTTCCTTCTTTCATCATGTCGTTATCTACAGCATCCATCTGGTTCTGCGTTTTACTCGCAAAATACTCAGATCTCTCCTGTATAGTCTCGACAGGGATTCTACAAAGAATCAATCCACCAACTCCTATCACTCCTGAGAACTTACCTTCATCAACGGTAGGAGAATCAAAGTCTGGGTATTCATCTGCTTTCACAGGGACCCATCCTTCACGAAGTCTAGCCATGACGTTTTTGGAATCGTCTTGACCTCTAACTTCCATTCTTACCCATCTATGAGCGTATCCATCAGGTGGTGTAGGTGCGTCCAAAGCGGACGGTGGAGCCCAAGGTTTGCGTGAGGATTTCTTCTCACGAGTCTGGGCTTCGCGTGGTTCTCGACTTTCGTCTTTATTATCTTTATTTGTCATGTTAACTCCACGTTATTCAACATATTTCGCGTACTCTTCTAAAGGCACACCCAATTTATTTGCTATTGCAACCTGTGAAGGTGTGAGTCTCACAGTTTTGCGCCCAGCTTTAGCACTGCGTTTAGCAGGGGCTACCGCCTGAGCGGGTCGGTTCGTTTGCGTGATTTCTCTGTCAAATTTGTCAGGGAAGTCATCACGAATTCTTTTATTAACTTCACTATAGTACTCATTACTTGTGGCGTCAAACCCTTCGTTCATGAGATCTTGGTGAATTACAAAAGAAGTCATAGTCATAGCACGGTCATTCCCAAACCAAGGATTGTCTTCCGCCCAAGATTGAGCTTTAGGATCCGGTTCAGGTTGTGGTGCAGGCTGCTGTTGAACTTCTTGATTAAACTGTTGTGGTGCTGCGACCTGTCCAGTTTTGGCAGATCTTTCTTGATTCAAGGCTTGTACACGTTGAGCCTCGACCGCAAGGGCAGCTAGTTTTTGTTGTGCATTCGTTTGTGTGTCTACGTCGGCTTCTTCATTCGCTTTTCTTAGTATGTTCTTCGTTGCTTCGGTTTCGGCAGTAATTCTATTTGCTTCTGCAATTATATAATTACCATCGAGATTCGTTTTTTGTTCTTGTAAAGTTTTATTTTCGGTTTGTACGTTTTTAGCGTACGAGGTAGCGGCTTTCTCACGACGTTCTGATTCACGAAGTTTAGCTGTAAGTTTGTCAATACGTTTCTTGACTCCTTTACTGTACTCTTCATGTTCACTTTCGTCTGTGGCTGCTTCTACTTCTTCTACAATTTCCTCTGCTGCACCATCATCCAACAACGGCTTGTCAGGCTGTTTGGGTGTGATAGGTAAAGCAGGATCTTCGTCTATTTCTATATCTACTTCAGGACCTGTATCATCTAACTGTACAAGTTCTTCCGAGGATCTTTTATTAAGGTCAGGCATGGTTCTTCTCCATGGTTATTAAAATTGATGCATAATTGCTTCTGGGTCAGGTACTGTAGCGATAATTTCATCATCGTTCAGTAGCTTTATTTCTCCGCCCTGTATCTGTATACGGGAGCCTGAGTATCTTCCTATCAATACCCAATCTCCTGGTTTACACCAAGGACCATCAGAAAATCTTTCTCCGTCGTACGCTTGTGCTCCGACTTTTAATACATAGCCTAAAACAGTTCCAGCTTGTTGCCTTTCCATTGTTTCACTTGTAAGAACAATACCTCCTTCGGTTTGTCCTTGGCCCCTGTACGGTAATATCATAATTCTCCACCCAGTAGGTGAAGGTAATTGGTCGAGTAATTCTGAGTCTAACTTTTCTGGATTAAGCGTCGTTGCGTCGCCTTTCTTCTTTCCCGAATCGTACGCTTTTTGAAGAGGGGCTTTTTCCTCTTCTTTTTTCTTCCATTCTTCTTCCATGGCTAAATTGCTTGGATTAGGCGTCATGCATTATCTCCTGATTTTTTAATAAAGTTTTTACTTCTTCGCGGATGTAATTAAGCGCCGTTATTTGCCCAGTAAGATTTCTATAATGTTCCCAATCTTTTACTTCACTGTTGGTCATTATTTCTTGGATGTGCTGTTCTTTGGTATCTATGGCGCGCATTACAGCAGTCGCGAATTGTATTATGTCGATTTAGTGGTCCTCGGTGATTGATAGCCAGCGTTAAACATTTCCATTGCGGTTGGTTGATCTTGCGGTTGCTCAAAGTTTTGTAGCGGGGCTGGGACAGGAATACTCGTTATTCCACCCATATCTGGGGCTCCTGCCGGTCCGTATGGGTTGGATTGATATTGTCCGCTCATGTAAGGATTGTATCCCA